CGTGTGGAGTGGCTTTGCTGTATCATTTCCTGTTATTACCGCTTTTACACTTCATTTTAAAGGCAACAGGAAATGAAGTTGAACTGCCTGAATTTTAGCTTCTTTTAAAGCTGTTGTCCTCTCTATACATTATTTTTCTCTGCTTACCCCGCGTAATTTTTCGTAGGTTCTGAGCGAGCCGAGCCCCAACATTCCCATCAAAATCGTACTGAGGTGGGAGAAGTCAAATTCAGGCAGTTCAACTTCATTTCCTGTTGCCTTTAAAATGAAGTGTAAAAGCGGTAATAACAGGAAATGATACAGCAAAGCCACTCCACACGTCCAACCCACGAAGGGCCGCCAGCCTGCAACAAACATATTTTGGCTTGCCGCCTCAACTTTATTTACCTCAACTTGAGCCAAGTTGGCTTCGTGAAAAGCCATGTTCATTTCATGGCGTAATTGATCCCTTAAAGTTTTATCGGGAATGAATTTCCCTAAGACTTTATCAGCGATTCCGATTACGGATTCAGCAATACTCATCGGCGTTTCTCAGCCATTAGGGCCTCCTCGACGATTTTTTATAGTTGGATACACCTTTTTTCCTAGCACTTTGACTTGCTTTTATGGCTCTTAAACGCCTTTTTGCAGCCTTTTTACTAGGAGAAAGTCCTCTGGTATTGGCTATTTTCCAGCCCCCTTCTACTTTATTTATCGGCATATAGCACCCTATCCTTTAATCTTACTGCACGCTCGCCTACTTGTTCAGCCCACTTTGAGTCCATCATTTCCTCAGCGGCTTTCTCCCATTGGGAAATCTGCATGGCATAAATAAATTTTTTGAACTTTTTGAGCCGGGGATAGCCTAAGTTAAAGCACATATTGGCTATTACTCGTTGCCGGTTGCTATCTAGGCTACGCCACCACGGTTCGTTTAAATCCAATTCGTTGAACACAATTTTTATGTCTTGTTGTAAACACTCTTCAATTCGTTCTTTGGTTACAGGCGTGCCTGCTTCTTGTTCGTATTCTTCGTCGTTTTCAGTTATTAAGTGACCCACTCCAAAGGTAAGATGGCCTAAAGGATCTGCATATATTTCTTGTCTATAGCCTTCGTCTAACATTAATTCCTTCATTAACATCGTCACATTCATTTCAGATTGATGGTCGTGGCTCCGTTCGTGCTTACGGTTAAAGTGCCTGCGTAACCAGTTGCTTCCAAACCAACTTCCGTTCTGGTTGATATATCTTGCCATTTACTTCCCGTATATACCTGTAAAACACTTTTGTTGGTATTCCATATTATATCCCCTGCATTAAATTTATTTTGTGATACTTGCGTATCGTTGTATTCAGGCGTTGCCGTGGTATCAAAACGACCCAAATTAATCTCCAGGATACGCACCATGCGGTTGTATATCCCTGGATCAACTTCGCTAACGGCAATGGGCAATCGCGTTTCTAATAGCTTTCCCATTACCTACGTCCATCGGGCTTAATGTCCATACGCGTGTCCCCCAAACGCCAGCCCACGCCTAGACGGAAGCCCTCTGAATTATCATCGTCGGATTCCACCCTGAAAGTCAGTTGTCGTGCGCGTATGCGCGTATCCAGTTTCTGCGTCGTAGAGGTAACATTCTGCGTTGTGTCCGTGGTCAAGCTGTCCCCCGGAAAATCCCTTGATTTCAGCACGAAATTAATGGTTTGATCGGATCCACCACTGCCGGTGAATTTCACATCAGGAATGATTTTACGAATAAAGGTGTAGTCGTTTCCATCGGGGGGCATGTCAAAGTCACTGGATTGAATATACACATTATCCATAGGAGAACCGTCGGCATCATTGCCGTTTTCATGGTTATACAGATACTGGGTGGAATTTACTTTGCCGGTGGCCCTTGGATAAGTTGATAAACCTTCATCCAGCCACGCATAACGCGCTAATTGACCAATTGTCCAACTGCCTTCGCCATAGTTATAAACCACATAACGATCTATTTCCGTGCTGTCTTCAGAAACATAAAACCAACCCACTTCGTTAAACTGTTTGTTTAAAAAGCCAAAGGTTTTAAAGGATTGTTCTTCGTTGAAGTCACTGAAGACATAGTAATGCACACTGCAAGGAACCAATTCTATGCTTCCGGCATACTTATAAAATCCCTTTCTATCCATCCAATACACACCACCTGGGGTATTAACCGCAGCTTTGGGTCCAATAAGACCTATTCCTTGGTTGATTAAATTAATGCCAAAGGTAAAAGGAGGACCGATGTAGGACATGGAATACATGGAAATATCCGTCCAAATCAGGATTTCTTCCCTCGAAGACAGCCCCCCAATAATATCGGAACCCGATGAAATGCTTAATGATCCTGCCGTATTGGTCGCTATTGGCTCCCAATCGGCTGCATTTTCCTGATCACTCCATGCAATAAGCATGGGATCAATAGCACCTGTTCTAGCCGTACCTCCCGCATTTAAAGGATCCACACCGAGACAAATAACGTGCCGGTCTTTTTCTGAGACTAATACCTGTAAAGCTTTAGTCGGAGCTAAATTAGCACCTGATAATGCACTAAGGGCGATAGCTCTGGCGCCGGTTCCCCCTGATTCGTCCCAATAGTAAATACCTCCAGCCCGTACATTCATAATTAGATCTTCACCAAAATTGTCGTGGGACCATAAACGTAGTTGATTGTCAGAATCCAAGGTTCCCACGCTACCAAAACCACCTGTTTCCCATGCACTGATACCCCAACCTGTGCCTTCTACGTAAACGTCTAAACCGACATTAATTTGATAAGCACCTACAATACTACCCCCTCCATTACCTGTATCACTGCTGTTGGCAAGAACTTCAGCTCCGTCTGTATCTTTGGCTTCTATCGTATAGACATTGGCACTCGTAATAGTAGCTATTTGATATTCTTGGTTTAACACAGCAGCAGTAATAAGACCGCCTAAAGTAGCAGCACCGCTAAAAGTAACAAAATCATTTTGTACTGCTCCATGCGAAGCATCGGTTACATTAAGGGTAGCATCTCCATTACCTACTTTAGCAAATGTTACATCCCCAGCAGCAGTAGTAGAACGTAAAGGAGTTATGTCATGGAAAGCTGTACCGAGTTCTACATAATATTTATATGTAGTCCCCAGTCCAAGATAGCGTGTCCCGGCAAGATCAATCCAACCGTGTAATGCACGTCCAGTGCCTAAATAAGAATTAGTGGTCTGCTTCTGCCAACCACCTATTTTTTCCGGACGCCCTTTACGGAAACGTACTAGATTCGCATCGTACCAACCACCTTCGTTACTGTAGTCAGTTCCTTCGCGATCTATTCCAGGCTTGAATTTATACTTGGCGTAGGGCATTTGCTCATTATTTCTTTTTAAGATTTAGGGCCAAAAAGTTTATGACTTTTTGTACTTTCCCTGCAAAAGTATCGTCTTTTGTATTGATAGTATAAGGAGCAATTGCAGAAATGACCGAAGCCACTGCAATTATCCATACGATTATAGTTATTATTGTCCAAATCATTTTAAAACACCTGTCCTGATAAAATTGTTGCCATGCCTACTACTAGGGAGAACAACGTGGTTAATATTAATACTTCCAATCTTTTAATGCGATATATGGTTTCCCGCCATCTTTCAGAACATATAGCTTCATGTTTGTCGAGATCTGCCGCCACTTCTATCGTTGTCTTTCTAACCATTATTCCTTAATTGTACCTTATACTCAACTTATTCAGTCTTTTCCATTTACTTTAAATCCTTTAAACCATGAAGGTAAACCCAAGAAAGGTCTGGTATCAAACTTATTTTCTTCGGCATCTTCTCCATTCGCATCGTTATAGTGAAAAAATACCTGACCACAACTCTCGCCTTCAAACTTTTCTCGCCAATGTTCCAATTCACAGCCACGATATATCAGCATATCACCCACTCCTAACTCTATTTCTTTACCTTTAGATTTGCTGGGTTTATATTCATCCTTCTCATATCCTCCTTTAGAAGCATCAGGTTCTAAAAAGATAGACCAAGGATCAC